TCAGGCATTGAACTCACTCCTTGCATAGGGACCAGGCCCGAAGGTTTCGGAAATTTGAGCGACCTCGACGGCATAGGGGCCGCCCGCCCGCGCCAGCGCCCAGGGCGCAGGCGGGATCGTCCAGCGCGGCTCGGCCACGATGGCCTGAGCCAGCACCGAGCCGTTCTGGATCAGGCGCACGCTATAGCGTTCGCCAGCCTCGCCCAATGGCACGTCCAGCCCGTCCCAATCGTCGCCCTGAACGCGGGTGCGACGGATCCAGGTGACCAGGCCGTCCTGAACGCGCAGGTGGCATGGCGTCAACGGCCGCAGCCCCGCACCCCGAAACGCAGCCGACGCGGCGCGATAACTGTCATCGCCGGGTGGACGCGCTGAGGGCCCAATGCGCCAGTGCCGGATCTGATTGCGCGCCGAAGGCGACAGATCGACCTGGCGCGCAGCACCGTCCAGCAGCACGACGCGACTGCCCGCAGGCCAGACCTCGGGCATGAAGGCATCGGTGCCGGCCTGACCGCGCAGACGCATGGCGATTTCCCATTCGCCGGTTGCCACAAGCCGTGCTTCGGCAAACTGGAACAGTTCCCAGCCTTCGGGGGTGCCATCGCCGATGGCCATCAGATTTGCGCCGGACAACAGCGCCTGCTGGTTGGCCGATTCCAGAACGCCCCCCTTGATGCGCAGCCGCAGCGGTGCGCCGCGATCCCAGACACCGGGCCTCGCGGCGGCCAGCGGACTGGTGGTCACCCCGATGATAGAACGGCGCGCGATGGTGGTATTCAGCGCATAGCCACCCTGCTGGGTTGCCGACATCCATACTGCAGCCGCTCCCGGCCATGGCGTCGCCGTCACCGCCAGATAGGGCGCGTGGGGCTCTTCGTCCCCGCGCAGCAACGGCAGGTCCAGAAACACCGGCAGCATCGGCACCGGCGGCACGAATGGCCGGATCGGGGCATCCTCGAGGCTCGTCCCGGTCACACGATAGGGGCCGGGTTCGACCCGAACCGTATCGAGGATGATCGCCCCTGCGCGCTCGACCCGGTCGATCCGCCACAGCCGGCTGTCGCTTTGCCCGTGTGATAGCCGCAGCACCTGCCCAGGGACCAGATTGCCCCGCGACGGCGGCAAGGCCAGGCGTAAAGTTTCACGGGCAATGCCGCTTTCGGCGAGCCACCGCTGAGCCAGCGCCTGACCTTCGGCACGCGTCAGCGCCATGGGCAGCTCGCTATCCGCAACAGAGAGAAATGCGCCTCCAGGCTGGCTGGCCTCGGTGGTGCGCAGCGCATAATCGCCACCCGCCTCGACATGACTCAGCCGGATGCGACCAGCGATGTCGGCATCGGGCATGCGCGTGATCTCGGGGCCCGACAGGTCTTCGGCCATGGCCAGATCATCGGCACCCAGGTTGATGTCTGCCCGACCTGTGCGCATGACGAACCGCAGGACGCCATCGCTTTCGACCGCATCAAACCCATGCGTCACCATTAGCGCCTGCAAGGCCGCGCGGCCGGATTCGCCGCCGTTCAGCACGTAACCCCGAACCAAGCCCGACAGCGCGCTGGCATCATGGGCGCGCACCCCGGCCTCGGTGCAGATTTCCGATACCACGTCCTCCAGCGGCACGGCGCCCGCACGCCCGTTAAGCCAGTGGCCGCGTTGCCAGGCCGGACCGTCCGACCACAGATCGGTGCGCGCAGGAAACGCCGGGAACGGCCGCGCGTCCCAGCACCAGACATGGGCGCGGGATACGTCGACCATGCGCCCGGCAGGCATGCGCGCGCTGGCCGCGCAGGGGGGATTGTTGCGCAGGTCCGACCAGTATTCGGTCATCGCCCGCACATAGGCAGCCTGCATCGCATCGTCCCGCCGGCCCTCGGAGAAGTAGGGCAGCATCGATTCCGAACTCATCGCGTCCAAGAACTTGTTGGGTTGGTTCGTGCCCTTGTCCAGCGCCGCGCATCCCATCTCGGTAAACCATATGGGCTTCGAGCGCGGCACCCAGGCCGTCGCTTGCGCCTGCCGCACGCCGCCGATGCGGTTGTGATGCGGGTTCTGCCACCAGTTCCGAATGTCCTTGTAACGCCACAACCAATGTTCGTGATGGGCGCCGTCACGGATCGGGGTCCGGACCTGGGCCTGACGGTCGGCCTCGGTCGCATAATACCAGTCGTAGCCTTCGCCCCCGGCGACATTGGCACGCAGATAATCCGGGTTGTCGATGCGGCCCCAATGCGCGTCCAGATGATCTTCGCCATCGCGCCAGTCCGACAGCGGCATGTAGTTGTCGATGCCGATATAGTCGATGTTGTCATCGGCCCACAGCGGGTCCAGATGGAAATAGGCATCGCCATTGCCCGGCTGATAGCCGAAATACTCCGACCAGTCGGCGGCATAGCTCAGCTTGACCTGTGGCCCCAGAATGGCACGCACATCCGCCGCCAGCCGCCGAAGATGTTCCACGGCAGGAAAGCTGCGACCTTCGGCCATGATCTGGGTCAGGCCGACCATTTCCGAACCGATCAGAAAACTGTCGATGCCACCGGCGCGTGCGCACAGGTGCGCATAATGCAGGATGAAGCGACGATACGACCATTCGTCTGGGCCCTGATAGACCAGACTGTCCCCCTGCCAGACGAAGTCGCCGGCCTCGGCCGCACCAAAGAAACGATCGACCTCGGCCCGCGCGGCGGCGGTTCCAAAGGGCGTGCCGGGCCGACCAGGGGCCACGCTGGTGGTGATGCGCCCGCGCCAGGGCATCACCGGCTGACTGGTGGCGCCGGTCCAGGGATCGGGCCGCAGGTTTCCGGCCAGCTGCTCCATCAGGATAAAGGGATAGAACACTGCCTTGCGACCGCTGTCGGCAATCGCCCGCAGCGCCTGAATGACCGCGCCGTCGGCGGGCGTGCCGCCATAGATCGGCCGCCCGCCGACGCGGGCCACCTCGGTCGCGGCATCGCGGCCGATTCCGCCCGCGCGCCACGCCATTTCGCGCCCGTCGCGGCCGGCATCCTCGACCTTGGGACGGACGGTGCAATGCCCCACCCGCATGTCATCGCCGAACCACGACACCACCAGCGACACCGACCCCACGCGCGGCAGTTCGCGCCCCAACGTCCGCAACGAGGCCTCGAAATCCGTGCGCCCCAGCGCGGTGTTGCGATTGACGATCGCGGTTTCGCCCAGGCCCAGATCATAGCTGACGGCCGAGGTCGCCAGCGAATATTCGCCCGTTCCCGGGATCATCGCCACCGCCTGCACCTGACGCGACAGGCCACGCCCAGCCTTGGCCGCGCGGGTAACCTCGAACGAAAGCTGCGGGACGCGATTGCCCCATTTCTCCAGCGCCAGGTCCTCCATCACGACATAGGCCAGACCGCGATATGCTGGCGCCTCGTCGCCTTCCTGGGCAGCGATGGCCGGGTCTGGCAACTGGGTTTCGTCGCCAAGGTAGACGCGCAGGTTCAGATCATCGGGCGAAACTTCCTCGCCGTCGGCCCAGATGCGCCCGACGCCCAGAATCGGGCCTTCGCACAGGGCCAGCGCAAAGCTCAGTCGATAACTGATTTCTGTGACCGAGGTCGATGTGCCCTTGCCGCCACCATGCTTGCGCTGAACCTCTTGCAACGGACCGGCCCAGATGGCGTGACCGGGCACGCGCATCTGTCCCCACAAGCGGGGGATAGGGGTGCCTTCGCCTGCGGTCTGAATGCGGATGCGGTCCAGCCGGCCGGTTTCCACCGCCTTGGACCCCGCGCCCAGCAGGCGCTGATCGATGACCCGCCCCAGCGTCGCCCCGACCGCCCGCCCGATCACCGCCCCGGACAGCCCCAGCACGGTGCCGCCAAAGCCAGCCCCCAAAGATGCACCGGCCGCAGCCAGCAGAATCGTCGCCATTGCGCCTTGTCCTTCTTGCTACACTGACGGGAATCGAAAGCGCCCGGCGATGCGGGCGCGCCAGGGATCCGACAGCGGGCTTTCCACCACCCCATGCCGGTCATAGGCATGGACAAAGCTGGCCCGGCTGCCGGTTTGCGCCAGAATTCCCATATGCTTGGCGATTGCGCCGGTGCGCATGCGGAACACCAGCACATCGCCCGGCGCCTCACCTTCCGCAGGCACCAGAAAGCGCGCGGCGCCGCGCAACAGCAGCTCCTCGTCGCCCTGTTCGCCCCAATCGGCGGTATAGGGCGGCAGGCCCTGCGGTTCCGGCCCGCACAGTTCCCGCCACACCCCGCGCACCAGGCCCAGACAATCCGTGCCTGCACCGCGCGTCGAGGCCTGGTGCACATAGGGTGTTCCGATCCAGCCGCGCGCCAGTTCGACCACGCGCGCCGTCATCGGTTCACCTGCGGCGCCATTAGCCAATCTTCGGGCGGCAAGTGCGGAAAACCACGAAAGTTCAGGTAATTCTGAAACTTCATCCGACAGGTTTGCGCCCGCTTGTCGCAACCCGCGATCAAACGCACCCGATCACCAGCGGCGGGCGCAACACCCAGACCCGCCCACAGTACCAGCCGGCGCCTACCCCCGGGCAAGGGTTCGTCCGACCGGACCATCGCCTTCAACCCGGCCGCAGCACCGGACAGGATCGTGATCTGCCCGTCCTTGAACCAGCCGGCGTCATGTCCCGGGACCGAGGCCAGTACCAGTGTCTGATCCTGTGTCAATTGCTGGATCACGCCGTGGGCCGAATAACCCTCTCGCCCGGTGTCGAAGCCGCATTGGCCGTCGCCCAGCGCCGCCGAGCAGCGGCTGTGATACACCCTGCCCTGCGCACGGTTCAGCGGTTCGGACAGGCCGCGCAGTTCGGCGCGAAATGCGCCGTTGCTGTGGGTGATTTCACCCAACTGGCCACGAAAGACCAGGCGCCGCTGGGCCGGGCGTGTCCAGTCCACCTCCCACAGCCGGACATCGGCGCCATCCCAGCGACCGGCCAGCAGATCGGTTTCGGTAATCGCGGCATCCGACAGCGCGCCAATCGCCTCGCTGTTGTCCACCGACAGACCCAACCCCTGCACCACAGCCCTCGCCGTCAACCCGCTTTCAGGCCGAAAGGTGATGCCTTCAAAATTCAGCACCTGGTCGTGGTCGGTAAAGCCCAGCACCATTCCGTCCTGACGCGCGATGGCCCATGCCCTTGCGAGATGCTCGCTCATGCCCGCACCTCGATCACCGGAATCTGGGGCAGATCGCCGGCCTGGAAGGAGGCCACCGAAACGGCGATGCGGTCGGTGTCGAACCGCACCGGGACGTCGAACTCGAATCCGGCCGTGACGACGCCACCAGGCTCGGGCGGCGCGGCAAAGGTGATGATGCCCGTCGCAGTATCAACCTGGAAATCCAGCCCGTCGCGCAGTTCGACATTGCCGACCCCTGCCAGAACCGTGCCCTGCACGGGTTTTTTCACCGGCCGCCAGTAGCGCGCAGGCCCCGAGGCATAGGCCTTGCGCAACGCGAACTGCTTGCGCACACCGTCGCCCGTGCCAAGCACCTGGTCCTGGAACGTCGGGTTCGCGCTGGGGGTGGACGATTTGAAGTCTGCCCAATCCTTCCAGCGGAAACCGTGCAACTGGCCTGCGCGGGCCTCGAAAAAGGCGATCAGCACCGCCACGTCATCCAGCGACCGCAGCCCCAGACCGGCATCATAGCGGCGCCGGGAATGGGCCCAGGGGGTGCTGCGCTCTTCGTGCCCGTTCATCAGCGCAACGATCTCGGTGCGCCGTTCGGGGCCGCCGACGCAGCCAAAGGACAGGTTCGCCGGAAACCTGATTTCGTGAAAGCCCATGGATCACCCGTTTCTTTCGCCACGCGCCAGCAGCCGGCTCAATTGCGCCGCCATCTGGCTCTGGCTGCGCTGGAACCCCGCGACATCCGGGGTGGAAATGTTGAAGGTCACGTTGACCGGCCGCGTGCCACTGCCCGCCGCGGCCACGCCCAATCGCCCGTCAGCGCCCCGTCGCAACGGCATGATCGCCTCGGGCCCCGCCTCGCCCATCAGCCCGGTGGCGCCGCGCATGGGGAAATAGGTGGGCTGGCTGACCACGCCGCCCTTGGCAAACGGCATCACCCGCCCTTGCGCAAAGGCCCCGCCATTCGCAAAGGGCAGGATGCCCGACATCATCCCGTTCACCCCCTGCGCCATCGCCCCCGCCAGCGCCTGCTGGATCGGGCGCATGGCCACGGCAAAGGCGCTGTCGGCCATGCTGCGCGCCACGCCCTTCAGCGCATCGCTCAGCTTCATGCCGTCAAAGACCAGCCCCTCGAAGGCCCGCCGCAGCCCCGTGCCGATGCCCGAAGTCAGACTGGTGACCTCGCGATTGGTGAACAGCATGGCATCGCGCAGACGCGACAACTCGGCCTCGAAGGCCGCCGTCACGCGCGCGCCCTGGTCGAATCCCTGCGCCAGATTGCCTTGGCCATCCTCGTCCGACCGGTCAAACCCGTTCCTGTCCGTCACGACAACGCCCCTTTTCGCTTAGGTTGAATTATGTCCCGGCCGGTCCGGGTAACGCGCCGCCAGTTCGGCAAGCCGGTCGCGGGTCATCACCCCGCCGCCGCCCGGATCGATGCCCAGCATCAGCGACAATTCGGCCGGCGTCAGCGCCCAGAACTGCGCAGGCGTCAGGCCCAGACCGCCCAGACGCGGCGGCCCGATCCCCACGCGCAGCAGGCCGGGCCAGTCCAGCCCGCCGCGCATCATGTCCCCTCGATCCGGAATGCCCGCGCCAGCAGCAGTGCCGCGGCCTGCGCCGCCGCCACCGGCCCGCCGCGCAGGTCCGATCCCATCAACCGCGCCATGTCCCCCGTCCAGCCGCAGGCACGTAGCCCCGCCAACAGCACGGCGGCCACATCCCGGCTGGAAAACCGGCCGCTCTCGAACCGCTCGACCAGCGCGACCATGCTTTCCGCGCCAAGCTCGGTTTCAAGTTCGACCAGCGCGCCCAGTGTCAGCCGCGCCTGATGCGGCTGATCGTCCAGCCACAGCTGCACCTCGCCCTGAAACGGATTGGCCATCTCAGTGCGCAACGAAGCTGATCGCGCCGGCACTGGCCATCGAAATTTCATAAGTTGCCTCGCCATTATAACTGCCTGCATACTCGAGCGAGGTGATCTGGAACGGCCCCTCGACCGTCCCGAAATCGGGGATCACCACCTGAAAGCGCGGCACCTCGCCATCAAAGAACACCTGACGCGCGCGCTCGTCGGTGGTGCCGTCGCGAAACACCCCCGACCCCGAAATCGAGGCCGAGCGCACCCCCGCGCCCCCCAGCAATTCGCGCCAGCGCCCCTGGCTTTCGATGCTGGTCACATCGACCGTTTCCGCATTGAACCCCAGCCGGGTCGCCCGCAAACCAGCGATGGTCTCGAACTGGCCGTCGCCGGTCATGTCCATCTTGATAAGCAGATCGCGTCCGTTCTGAACCGCCATGTCCCTGTCTCCTCAACCCAGATCAATGCGGGCGCGAAAGGTCAGATCGACCCGCCGGCCCGTGCCATTTCCCGTCCGGCGCGCCTTGGCGCGCAGAAACCACATTCCGACCAGTCGCCCCTGGGCCAGTGCGATGTCGGCCCCGTCCAGGGCATCCGACACCGCGGCGGCCGCCGCCTTCAGCGCGTGAAAGCCGCTGCTGTCGCTGCCCTCGCTCAGCACCGAAACGACGAATTCATGCACTGCGCCGCCGGCTGTGATGTCGCCGGCATCGCGCACCTCTTCGGGGCCCAGCGAGACATAGGGGCCCGGCGGCGCCTGCACGGGCATGGCGTCATAGATCGCATCACCCACCAATGCGGACAGTTCAGTGTCGCCGCACAGGCGTTCATAGACCGCAGCCTGCAGGGCCACCGTCGCGGCATAGCTCATGACAACATCTCCTCTTTCGCCAGGCAAAGCAGCCAGCGACCAGCCGGATCGGCCTCAGCCACGGCTTCGATGCGAAAACAGCGGGCGCGGCTGTCGCTGCCGGTGCGAAAGCGTTGACCTGGCCGCGGTCGGCGCGGATCGCCGGGCGGCGCCGCGCGCACGGTGATGCGCCAGGCCACCACGCTTTGCGCGCCCACCTCATCGGCGCGCTCGCCAGCGGTGCC